GAAGATGCTGAATCCGCGCTATACCGCGACAAAGCATGGGACTGGTACACCGACGACCTCTACACGCGACTCGAACCGAAGGGCGCTCTTATCATTGTTTCGACCAGGTGGCACCACGACGACATCACCAGCCGTGCGATCTCGAGCGAGCCGCATCGATGGACGGTCCTTAACTTGCCGGCAATCGCGGAGGAGTCTGACCAGATCGGACGAATGCCAGGTGAAGCTCTCTGGCCTGAGAGGTATGACGTCAAGGAACTCGGACGCATCAAGGAGGTCATGGTCGCGAACTCCGGAGACTATGGGTGGAGTGCTTTGTACCAGCAACATCCAACGCCACGCGAGGGAACATTCTTCAAGTCAGATCGCATCACCATCGATGCCGCCACGCCAAACTGTCAAAAGATGTCACGCGCCTGGGACCTAGCAGCGACAGCTGGCAGCGGTGACTATACTGTCGGCGTGAAGATGGGCCGTGATGCCGATGGCCGCATCTGGATTCTCGATGTCGTGCGTGGACAGTTTGAGACAGACCAACGCGACCGAACCATCAAACAGACAGCTGCTCTCGATGGTCGCGGTGTGCGTGTGCGTCTCCCACAGGACCCGGGACAGGCTGGCAAGAGTCAAGCGATGCACATGCTGAGACTTCTTCACGGCAGCGCAGTCAACATCCTCCCTGTCACAGGAGCGAAGGATGTCAGGGCCGAACCATTCGCGAGTCAGGTCGCTGGCGGTAATGTATACATGGTCCAGGCTGAATGGAATCGAACACTCCTGGACGAACTTCGCGTATTCCCCCTGGGGAAGAACGACGACATCGTCGACGCGCTCACGGACGCCTACGACGAGCTCGTCGGTCGTGGCGGTGGCTGGGGTGCAGTGTAGGTCATGATAAGGACACAATAAGACCATGGGACTCTTCGATCGCTTTATGGGCAAAGCCACTGCCGCGCCATCTGCACTCCTTCCGCCGCCGCTTATCCAGCGTCAGACGTCCTATTTCACTGGCACAGGTAACGGCGACTTTTGGTCCCTGCTGACACGCAACCTCCCAGGCTCAAGTTTCAACTGGCGCAACCAGGCTGGCGACTTGATGCTGAACAGCATCGTGGCGATTGGCATGGACTGGTACATCCGCAACTGGTCGCAGGGTGTTCCGGTCGTACGTCGACCGATGCCTGATGGACAGGTCGAGACAGTCGCAGACCATCCGATTCTCCAGCTGCTCGCACAGCCAACACCGAACGTGCCGCCTTCGCTCGTCTGGTCGTGGGTCCTTCCAGACTATCAACTGCTCGGAAATGCCTACTTCCGCAAAGTCCGCGTCAGTGGTCGCGTGGTGGGTCTACAGTACCTAGCGGCTGACATGATGCGTCCAGTCGGTAACAAGGTCAATCCTCTGGTCAAGTATCAGTACACTGTCGATGGCACGTCATACGACATCGCGCTCGAGGACCTGATTCACATCCGCTACGGTCGAGATCCGCAAGACTCGCGCTTCGGTCGCTCTCCTGTCACGTCTGTCCTTCGTGAGATCGCAACCGACAATGTGGCTGCATCAGCTGCATTCGGCATGGTTCGCAACGGTGGCATGCCAAGCATCATGGTCGGACCAGACTACAAGGGCGGCGTCGAGGACCTCAGCGAAGACGATGCACGCCAGACAAAGCGCAAACTACAGCAGGACTTCACGGGCGATAATGCCGGTTCCGTCCTGGTCATGACTGGACCATTCAAGGTCGAGCAGGTCAGCCACAAACCATCCGAGATGGCGTTCGACGAAATCAGACGCAAACCGGAAGAGCGCGTGTGTGCAGCTCTCGGACTCAATCCTCTCGTCCTACAACTCGGCAGCGGTCTCGAGCGTGCTACATACAGCAACCTCGAGCAAGCGACCAGAAGCGCATGGACCGATGGCATGATTCCGCTGATGCGCCAGATGTCCGAAGCGCTCACCATAGCACTCCTCCCAGACTACGAAGAGACACAGCCTGGCGATTATCTCGAGTTTGACGTGAGTAATGTTCCAGCGCTACAGGCTGACTTGAACGAAGACGCTGAGAGAGCGGAGCGCTTATACAAGAGTGGCATCGTTGACCTCGCGACAGCCAAGCGTGTCGCTGGTGTGACGCCTTCTGATGACGATGAGGGCTTCTACCATCCGACTGCTGTCCCTGTGCAGATCGGCGGACAAGAACTCCTGGTCCCTGATGCAGCGCCTGTTTCAACGGCACGCACAGCTGACGAGACAGCGAAACTCGTCGGTGCTGCCGGTGCTTTGATTCGTGCTGGCTTCGAGCCAGAAGCGGCACTCCAGGCTGTTGGCCTCAACTCTATCCAGCACCTCGGACTGCTGCCTGTCACAGTGCGCGAAGAGACCAAAGCATTCGACGAAGCATCCGAGGCGGGACTGAAGTTCATCCCGTCGAAGGACATGAAGGAAGAAGCGCAACGCGCCATCGAGTGGCGTGATGCTGGTCGTGATGGCGGAACAGCCGTGGCATGGGCAAGGGCGAACCAGATCATCAATGGCGAGAAACTCAGCGAGTCCACTGTCCTTCGGATGTATTCCTTTTTCCGACGCCACGAAGTAGACAAGCAGGCGGAAGGATTCCGACCAGGTGAAGATGGCTATCCGTCCGCTGGTCGTGTGGCATGGGCTGCATGGGGTGGCGATGCTGGCTACAGATGGTCCACAGCTGCACGCAAGGAAATACTCAAGCGGATGGCACCGAAAGAGAACGGGAAGTCGTATCACCCGTACTATGGTTACGAGCTGACAGACGCTGATGCCTGACATCTATCAGGTCAATGAGGCCTATCGGAATAAACTCCGCGCTCGTGAAGATTCCGCGCTCGCTGAGATGCGAAGGACGTACACCGTCCTGCAAGCAGACAACCTCCAGCGCCTCGAGGAGTTGACTCAGGCCATCGAGGAAGCACAGGCAGCGGGTGAGGATGTCACTGGACTGAATGACTTCCAGGTGAGACTCGCGGCATTGAATGAGCAGCTGGCCAGACAGGTGTCGGAGTTCGCACCTCGAGCGACAGACATCGCCAGCAACGGACAACGAAGCGCCATCCAACTCTCACTGGACATGCAGGAATCTTTGGTGCGTGCTGTTGCGGGTGTCCCTGATTCCGTCTCAATGGCCATCGATCTAAACTGGAACAGACTACCCGTCGAGGCCATCACGAACGTGGTCGGCTTCGCCGCTGATGGTTCACCGCTCGCCGCACTCTACGAAGCCATCGGTCCTTTTGCACGCGACCACGTCACCATAGGTGTCGCGCAGGGTCTCAATCCTCTCCAGGTCGCACGAAGGATGTCGAAGACGTACGAGACTCTCGCACCATCACGAGCTGCTACCATCGCACGAACAGAAATGATTCGAGCCAACCGCGAAGCACAGCGCCAGACCTTCGAGTCGAACCTATCCATCGTCAAGGGCTGGTCTCGTGTGTCCGCTGGTGATGTTAACGTCTGTCCCGTATGTTGGGCGCTTCACGGAGAACCCAACGCTGTTGCGAATGTTGTGCCTTCACATCCAAACTGTAGATGTACGGTGATCCCGCTGACTCCGACGTACGCCGAACTCGCAGGGCTTGATCCTGATGCGTTCGACGAAGCGCCGGAACTCCCGACGAGGGATGAGCAGTTCGCGATGTTGACAGAAGCGCAACGGCGCCAGGTGCTCGGACCGTCGCGATATAGGATGTGGGAAACAGGGACATCACTGTCGGACTTCGGTCGGGTTGTACCGAACGATTTGTGGGGTCCACAAGCAGTGGTCGTACCATTGAGGGATTTATGACATGCAGACTCTGGTGAGCTTCGGTGATGCAATCAAAGCAGATGACTCTGGTCGTGTGCGTGGTTACCTGGTGCGCTTTGGCGGCGCCGACCTTGAGGGCGATTACTTTACGAAGGACACCGACTTCGGTCGTCCAATGAAGTCCGGAGACCGTGTCGCGATGAACCTCTACTATCATCACGGACAAGATCGCACTGTCGGCAAATCACGCATCGGTACCGGATACATCACCATGGACGATAAAGGTCTCTGGTATGAGAGCCAGGTCGAGATGGCCGATTCGTACCAGAAGATGATTCAGGAACTCGCGAAGTCTGGCAAGCTCGGATATTCCAGCGGCGCCACGGGTCACATGGTCGAGCGGAAGAAGATGTCTGATGGCCGCTATGAAATCACACGCTGGCCAATCGGTGAGGCATCGCTCACACCGACGCCGGCTGAACCGATGAACATGGTCAAAAGTCTCAAGGACATGTATGGCGACATGGAAGGTTATGCTATGGAAGAAGAAGAGATGGTCATCCCTGTCGCTCCTGGCGAAGACGTGGCGACGTTCGTCGAAAACGTCTACGGTGACCTTGACAAGGAAATGGTCCACGAAGGACTCGAGGCACTCTATGAGCGCCTGTGTGCAGGTGTTACAGCTGCATATGACAGTGGACTCGGCAGCGGCCATGTGGATGCAATCATCGATGCATTCGCATCCCGTGCGAAGGAACTGAACAGCAAAGTAAAGGATCCGGCAGCGGAAGCACAAAGCCTTAAGGCTATGCTCGAGCGTCCGACATCCATTCGGGAAGTGGAGCGACGTCTGCGGGATGCAGTTCGTCTCTCCAGGGCTGAATCGACAAGGTTCGCCAAAACCATCTGGTCCGAGCTTCGGGAAGAAGCGCCGGCGGAAGATGCCATCGTCGAACAACCGAGCGAGATCGAGGATGCGAAGTCCGCACTCCTCCGTGAGCTCATGATATTGGAACTAAGTCAATGAATATCGAACAACTCGAAGGCCAGCGCCAGTCTACTATCGCTGCTGCCAAAGAAGTCCTCATCAACGGCGGCGACATGGCCGAAGCCAATCGCCTTCACACAGCTGCAAAGTCTCTCTCTGAGCGCATCGAAATGCTCAAGGAGTTCGGATCTGTTCCGACTCCTGTCGCATCCGAAGCGCCAAAGTCTGAGCCATGGAAGAGTGGCGGAGTCGTCCGCAACCCATTTCCAGGCACACGCGACGAAGCAAACTTCAAGGCATATGCATTTGGGCAATGGGTCCGTGGCAACGTGCTCGGAAATGCCAAAGCAGCTAAGTGGTGTGCTGAAAACGGCGTCAAGTCGCAGACCGAAGGAACGAACGGTGAGGGTGGATTCACCGTACCTGATATCGTTTCGAGCTCCTTGATCTGGCTTCGCAACGAGTACGGTGTAGCACGTCGCTACAGCCGCATCTATCCGATGACATCCGATGTCCTCAATGTCCCGAATGCATCGACCTCCACCACGACTTATTATCCTAGTGAAGCCACTGCAATCACAGCATCCGACATCACGTTCACCCAGGTGGCTTTGACCGCGAAGAAACTCGCAATCTTGACCATCGTGAGCAAGGAACTCAACGAGGACACCGTCATCGACTTCGGTGCTACTTTGGCACAGGACTTCGCTTACGGCCTGGCACTCGCTGAGGATGCAGCTGCATTCCAGGGAGATGGCACTTCGACCTATGGGAGCATTACCGGCATCATGCCAAAGATCAAGGCGCTGTCTGCAACTTATGCAAACATCGCGTCGATGGTCGTTGGTGCTACTGGTAGCAACACTGCACT